TAAGGGTGTCGATCAATCCGGCGGTTGGTATGTTTGGGACTCTAATCGTGGGATTGTTGCCGGTAATGATCCTTATTACTTATTAAATTCTTTTGCAATAGAAGTAACCAATACAGATTATATAGATCCTCTGTCTAGCGGATTTACTGTTACATCTTCAGCGCCAGCGGCACTTAATTCTTCTGGTAAAACTTATTTATTTTGGGCAATCGCATAGGAGAATCAACTATGTCGGAATATCGTTATAGATCAACGGGTGAGGTCAAAACTCAAGGCCAAATCCGAAGCGATCATCCCAACACATCTTTACCCAAAGTCTGGACTGAAACTACCTGTGACGGTCTAGGCATTGATCCAGTACTGGAATCACCTCAACCAGCGCCTTCTTCTGACTACAAGGTGGTAGTGCGTGACGGTGTCGAACAAGACGCTAATAGTAACTGGGTGTACGCATGGACAGAGCGAGATATGTTCACTGAGTACACAGAAGAAGTTACTGAAGACGGTGTAACGACCACTAATGTAGTGACTGTTCAGGCTCAGATTGATGCCTATGAAGCAGCTGCGCTAGCTAAGAAGCGTGAAGGCTTGGTAGTTACTATGCGTCAAGCACGACTAGCGTTGTCTCAGGTAGATAAGCTAACTATGGTGAACGATGCCATTGCTGCTATGGATGAGCCTGATAAGACTACTGTATCTATTGAGTGGGAGTACGGTTCAACTGTAGAGCGTGTGTCTCCTTGGATTGATACTATGGCTACTGCACTGAGCATGACAGGCGAAGAAATGGACGCCCTGTTTGAACTGGCGGCAACCCTGTAACATGAACAATGTGGGAAACACATCTATGATGGATAACAGGCTTGACCGCATAGAGCAAAAGCTTGACAAGCTAACTGAAGCGGTATCTCAGATTGCCCGTGTGGAAGAGCAGTTACTGTCTGCTTTTAAACGCATGGATCGTCACGAGAAAAGACTAGACGATCAGGAGGATGACATACGGGAGTTAGAGAACGTAGTCATGGTGAACTCAAGCTCTGTCAAGAACGCAGAGAGGTTCTTCTGGATTGCTGTTAGTGCGTGTGCATCCCTTGTAGTTTACATGGTGCGATAACCTATGTGGCAAGCTTTACTATCACCAATCACAACGTTGCTAGGTCAGGTTCTTAAGAACAGGGCTGAAGAAAAGAACGCAGTACATAAAGCAAAGATGCAGGTTATTCAAAACACTGCGTCTTGGGAACAGCTTATGGCTACTGCTAGTGCTACGTCATGGAAGGACGAGTGGTTTACATTGTTGCTCTCAGCGCCTGTAGTTGCGGTTATGTGGGGCATTGGGATGAACGATGTGGAGATACTAGATCGTATTGGTCTTGCCTTTGAGGAGCTTAACAGGCTTCCTGATTGGTATCAGTACCTGCTGTTTATGGCAGTTTCTGCATCTTTTGGTATTCGTGGTGCTGACAAGCTGCTTGCCTTGAAGGGGAAGAAATAGATGGCAACACGCGAACAGATTAACTCCCTGTACCAGCAGTATTTAGGGCGTGATGCAGAAAAAGCAGGTTTGGACTATTGGCTTAGTACAGTAGAACAAGGTGCTACTTTAGCTGATGTTGAAGCTAACATTGCTAACTCTAAAGAAGCTCAAAGTTATGCGGTTCAACAACAGTTAGATGAAACAGACTTGCTGGAAGACACAACGACAGAAGACACTACAGCAGAAGATGTTGTTGCTAATGAAACGGAAACGGTATTTCCTACTGCTGATACAGGCCAATTTGGCGACATGATTGATGCTTCTGCTACGTTTGAAGATGCTAACAAAAACCTTGGTGTTAGCGAAGCACAGTGGTCTGCGTTTGTTAATGAGGTAAATGATATTAAGGCGCAAATGAACGCCTTTGAGGGCAATGAAGCCCGCGTTATGCAAGATCGGAGTACACCTGATGCTCTTTTAGATCGACGTATTGCTGTATTGCTTAATCAAAATCCCGGCATGACTGCTGATGAGGCAAGGGCAGAGGCTGAGGCCAGCCCTGAATATCAGGACATGGTAGCCACCAATCAACAATACGAGGCATTGCAAACTCAACTTAACCAAGCGTATGCGTCTGTTGGCTTAGACCCAGCGGGACGTATTACAGGCAGTAGTGTAAGCACTCCTACCGGCTCGATTAATTTTGATTTAAACACAGGTGAAATTACGGTTTACACCAAGCCTACCACTGGCGCTGTGATTAAAGGCTTGGCTGCTGCTGCGGCTACAGCGGGTCTCGGTTCGGCGTTAGCGCCGGTTTTAGGATCAACCGCATTAGGAAAGGCCGGTGCTGGGGCAATATCTAATGTAGCGGGACAGTTGGCTGTTACGGGAAAAGTTGATCCCTTGTCTGCTTTGGCTAGTGGAATAACGGCTGGCATAAACCCCGGCGGTATGCTTGCAGAAAACTTTGGTGTAGCGACTGGCACAGGGGTCAACATAGTTCCAACTAATGTTGTTGGCGGTTTTGTACAGGGTGCTACAAATGAGTTAGTTAGTAGTGCTATTACTGAAGGTAAGCTTGATTTAGAAAGTGCTTTAGTTAGTGGCTTGATAGGCGGTGGAACCAAGGCAGTAGCTGATTTACTTTCTGACACAAGTCAGTTCTCTGTTGAAGCTGAGATGGCTCGTATTAAAGCTGACAGAGCCGCCGCTGGCCTGCCTCCTCTTTCTACAGAAGAGCTATATTCAGCAGCACTAACGGGTACAATGGTTGGTAAATCCGACTTAGGCGGTCTAGTAGGCGAAGGTGGTCTTTTACCCTTTATTGATCCTGTTAGCACTACGGGACTAAATCAGCTTTTAGGCGGTGGTGCATTTGACCCTATTTCCGTATTTATGGATGCTCAAGGCAACCAATATACGGACACAGAAGTACTATCTATGGGTCTTAACCCTGCTGATATTTATGCTGGTAATGTTCCGGGATGGTCAAGCGGTGTAATAACCCAACAGAATACAATCCTTGGAGACGCTTTTGATTTTGCTAAAGAGAACATTCCCGGTGTTAGCCAAGTAGTAGGCGTTGGGGGTGACTTACTAGATGCAGCAGCTAGCCAGCAATTTAAAAGCACGTATGGTTCTACCCCAGAAGAGTTTCTTGCTGCAGGAGTTCCAATAGAACAAATTCAACAGATGATTGCATATGGGCCTCTTGACGAAGCGTACAACCTTGCTGTTAATCCGCGAGGAGATTCACAGATAGTAGGTCTTTTGTCTGGGCTGCCGGGTTTGTACACTACGGGTGCTAACAACCCCTTTAGAGGTTACGAAGACCTAACAGCAGGTACAGGAACAAGTTATATAGCAGACGCTCTAACTATAATTAATGCTCAAGATGCAGCAGCGGCAACAGCAGCAGCAAATGAAGCAGCAGGCAGTGTAGCTATTGTTAACTTATCTGGCACAGAGACAGCTATATCAGCTAACACTGTTTTGCCGGGAACTAACCTAACAATTAGTGATGCTATTTTGGCTGGTTTTATTGACGGTGTGTTAGTTGATAGTGGAGGTAACAACGCAACGGTCAGCACTGGAGGAGATACTACTACTAAGCCTTTAGACACTGGAGTAGATACTGGAGTAGATACCGGAGTAGACACTGGAGTAGACACTGGAGTAGATACTGGGGTTGATACCGGAGTAGATACTGGAGTTGATACCGGAGTAGATACTGGAGTAGATACTGGAGTTGATACCGGAGTAGATACTGGAGTAGATACCGGAGTTGACCTTGGAGTAGATACCGGAGTAGATACTGGGGTTGATACTGGGGTTGATACTGGGGTTGATACTGGAGTTGATACTGGGGTTGATACTGGAGTTGATACTGGGGTTGATACTGGAGTTGACCTTGGAGTAGATACTGGAGTTGATACTGGGGTTGTTTTACCTGAAACTGTTACACCTACAACGACTATTTTACCTCCTAGTGATGATGGCGGCAACGGCGGTGGTGGCGATGGTGGCGGTAGACCAAGAAGAGGTGGTACAGGTATGTTTGAGCCACCAACCATAGGAATGCCGGGCATGGGTAATCCAGCGTTGCTTGCTGCACAAGAGTTTCCAGTTGTTAATTTTTTATCTGAAATTTTAGCAAAGCAAACTAAAGACGAATTAATGAGTGGGATGTTAACAGGAAGATCAATCGTATGACATACTTAGATTTAGTAAACAATGTCCTTAGACGTTTGCGAGAAGACGAAGTAACAACCGTTAACTCTAACACGTACAGCAAGATGGTTAGTGACTTTATCAACGATGCTAAAGATTTAGTTGAAACAGCTTGGGACTGGTCTGCACTACGAGAAACACTCACGATCTCAACGGTAGCAGATGACTACACCTATTCACTAGCAGGGAGCGGTGACAAGGGCAAAGTGTTTCGGATTATTAACGATACGTCTAACTGCGAGCTTCAATACCAAACGCAAGCATGGTTTGATAACGAGTTTTTTGTAAACAATCCAACATCTGGCGCGCCTAAGTACTTTACTTACAACGGTGTTGATGCTAATGGTGATACGCAGATTGATGTGTACCCTAAGCCTGACGGCGTTTACTCACTAAAAGTTAAGATTGTTACTCGAAATGTACCGCTTACAACGGACTCAGACACGTTGGCTATTCCTAGTCAGCCTGTAATTCACACGGCGGTAGCTTTGCTTGCTAGAGAGCGTGGCGAGACAGGTGGTACGTCTACCCCTGAGTACTTTGCTATTGCTGACAAGTACCTATCTGATGCGATTGCATTGGATGCCCAGAAGCACCCAGAAGAGACAATCTTCTACACACCGTAGGATAGATTATGGCCCAGCCACTACAGAGTATTAACCTAGTTGCTCCCGCATTCAAGGGGATCAACACAGAGGATTCTCCTATTGCACAGGATCCGTCCTTTGCTGAAGTTGCAGACAACGCAATTATTGACAGGCGTGGTCGTTTGGCTTCACGTAAGGGTAATGCTGTTGTTACCACAAACAAGACAGTTTTAGGTACTGACTACCTGCACAACATACACGAGTTTTACGACAGTGCAGGTAACGAGGTAATCTTTAGTACTGGTAACAACAAGATTATGACAGGCACAACTACTCTGGTTGACGCTACGCCGGGGTCGTACACAATTAGTGCTAACGATTGGAAGATATTTAACTTTAACGATCACGCATACTTCTTTCAGCGTGGCTACGAGCCTCTGGTGTACAGCAACAGTCTAGGTGCAGTTACTAAGATGTCCAGCGTATCTGGTGCATCTGTTTCATCTACACAACACTGTAACGAAGCTATCGCAGCTTATGGTCGTGTGTGGTGCGTAGGTAACGCTAGTGATGACAACGTTGTTTACTGGTCTGATCTGCTCAAGGGACACGATTTTTCTGGTGGATCTAGTGGTTCTATTGATGTATCTAAGGCGTGGCCTAATGGGTTTGACAAAGTTGTAGCTCTTGCAGCACACAACGGGATGTTGATTATCTTTGGTGAGAACAACACGCTTGTGTACGCTAACGCAGAAAGCCCGGCATCTATGGAGATACGTGATGCTATTCCGGGTGTTGGCTGTGTAGACCGTAAGAGTGTACAGAACATTGGTACTGACTTGATCTTCTTGACTCAGACAGGCTTGCGTAGCCTTGGTAGAACTATACAAGAAAAGTCTCTACCTATTACAGACTTGAGCAGAAACATCAAGCAGGAGATTATTGCTAACACATTGGCTACCGCAGTTCCTGTAAGTTCTGTGTATAGCCCTGAGAACTATTTCTACCTGTTGTGCTTCCCAGACCTCAGTCTTGTCTATTGTTTTGACGTTAGGGGTTTGTTGGACAACGGGTCGTACAGAGTAACACGCTGGCCTAGTGTAGACTTCAAGAGTTTCCACAGGGACAGAAACGGTGACATATACATTGGTACAACAGCTGGACTAGGCAAGTACGACAACTACCTAGACAACGGTGCTTCTTATCGCTTTAGGTACTTTAGCCCCGGCCTTACCTTTGGTGACCCAGCGCGAATCAAGATGCTGAAGAAGATTAGGCCCACCCTGATTGGAGGAAACAACTCAGACATATTCCTCAAGTGGGCTTACGATTTTTCAACATCAGCCAGTAGTAGCACATTTAGGACTAGCTCTGATGTGCCGGGTTTTTATGGTCAGTCTGAGTACAACGTTGCTCAGTACTCTGAAGAGGGTATTACCCTGAGTAGAAACTCACTGAACACCACAGGCTACGGCTCAGTAGTCAGCGTAGGACTTGAGACAGACATAAACGGTTACTCGTTGTCCATACAGGAAATGAATGTATTAGCACTTGTAGGTAAAACGATATGATGAATTACGATAAAAGCAGGGGTACTTACTAATGGGTTTTTTAAGTGATATTGTAGAAGCCTTTGTTCCCAGCAACATTGAAAAGCTCTACACCCAAGACCTACCACAAGCTACGGCTCCTGATGTTTCGTTTCAGCCGTTTACTGTTACAGGTGGTGGAGGAACAATTACAGCAGGACCAGCTGGAACATCCTATGCTTTAAGCGGCACTGGACAACAACTTCAGAGTGCTTTGGAATCTGAGGCGCTAGCTAGGTTTGGTTCTACACCTATGAGTCTTGGTCAGCTAGGAGGCGCTGCTGAACAAGCACTGGGCGTTGGTGGACAGTTCATGGGCCAAGTCGGTATGCCTATGGGTGCTAGAGAACAAGAAGTGTATGACCGTATCAGGGCTACACAGCTTGGTGAAGAAGAAAGACAGAGACTTGCACTGGAAGAGCGTCTGGCTAGTCAAGGTCGGTTAGGTGTTCGTACAGCAATGTTTGGCGGTACACCAGAGCAACTGGCTCTAGCTAAGGCACAAGAGTCTGCACAAAACCAAGCAGCTTTGGCGGCTATCCAGCAAGCTCAAGCAGAGCAACAACAACAGGCTGCGATTGGTTCCCAGTTTACAGGGTTAGGTTCCGGTCTTCTGGCACAACAGCAAGCACTTGACGCTGCACAGCAACAGATGGGCTTGGCGGCGCTACAGGGTGCTTATATACCGCAAGCGGCTATGTTGTCAGCGTTCTCACCTGCACTCAACGTAGCGTCTCTGGCAGACGTAGCACGTAGACAGCAAGGCGAACTTGGTCTAGAAGCACAGATGGCAAATATTTCTGGTCTTGTTGGTCAAAGAGCCGCACTTGCTAACTTGTATAGTGGAGTCTTAGGTGGTCTTGGGTCTGGCTTAGGTGGTTTGTTAAGCGGTGGTGAAGGCTCTTTAATAGATTTCATTATTCCCGGCTAAAGGATAAATAAGATGGCTATTGATATAGGTGGAATGCTGGCTAGATCAGGAACAACTTCTGGTCAACTTATAGGCGGTGGTATTGCTAGATTAGGTGCTGGGTTAGGCGCTGGGTTAGGCGGTATGTTGACTAGGCGTAAAGAAAGAGAAGCACAAAAAGGGATTTTAGGCGGAACTCTTGCTTTACAAAACATGGCTGAAGCTGGCGAAATTACTCCAGAAATACTGAAAGCATATTCAGGTAGTATGCAGGCTTTAGGTGCAGACCCTGAGGATATTCTTCGTACTGCTTCTGAAGCAAGAGCGACTTCCAAAGGAGTTATCAATCAAGAGACTGTATCAGAGGTTACTCGTATTCAGTCTGAACTAAGAGACTTAATATCTGATCCTGACGCAGATCCCAGCACTGTATCTATTCGACGCGCTGCTTTAGAAAAAGAGCTACTAGCTGCTGCTCGTAATTTACCTTTCTCACAACAACAACAACTTGAAGGTTTTAGTTCACGTTTAGAAGCTACTCTTGAATCACAACGACAAGCAAGAGCAGCCGCTGAAAGAGAAGAGGCGCGTTTTGACGAATGGCTTGCTGATTCAGACTTAAGAGATATAAACAGAGAACTTGCAGTAGAGCGGTATGAACAGTACCTTGCTGATGATGTTATTCGTCAAGCTAACAGAGAAAAAGCAACGTTAGAAGCTTTAAACAGAAGTGCTTCAGCAGCTTACGCAAGAGGAGGCGAGGAGGCTAAAGATGCGTGGCTTGCTCAAAATCCCGGTAAAGAAGATGTATGGAAAAACGCTGTGGATCAGAGAATACTCAATGACTCTCGCGTAGCGCAAGCTAAAGAAAACTTATTAATAAGTAATTTTGAATATACTGACGAAAAACTGCGGGAGCTGGGTTTTTCTGACTCTGATTTAGAAGTTATTAATGCACTTCCGAATAATCAAAGCAAAAATACTACTATTGTAAAAATGCTACAAGCTAAGACTACAGCAGGAGAACTTCCGTCTGCACAGATGGCAAGTATATTTTCTAAAGCAGCCGAACAACGTATCATGGAAGTAACGGGGTTAAGGCCTAACAAAGAAAAAGAGTTAGCACAGATAAAAAGTCTGGCTGCGCAGTTAGGATTAAAGGCTGCTCAACAGGCACAAACAACAGGGCGAGTAGAAGATGGTTTTCGTTTACTATCTTCGTACCAAGAAGATTCAAACATTCTTGAAATGGGAGATCCAAAGGTAAAAGATACTGGTAGTGTTGAGTCAGGTCAAACTGAGTCAGAAAGTGAGCGAGAATCGTTTATTAAGGCGCAACAAAATCGATGAGCTATAAACAACTAACGCAACTCTTGCAGATAAAACAAGATGCCTTAGACCGAGGCGATCAAGAAACTGCAGACAAAGCACAGGGATTTATTCTGTCTCTTTCAGAAGAGTTAGAGACGCCTGCTGAAAAAACTAAAGGCTTATCTGAAAAAATTGTTTCAACTGAAACAGAAGAACGTCAAGCGTACAACAAAAAAGTAGAGCAGTCTAAGCAATTAACCGACATAATTAACCGCGCAGAAAAAGAGTTAGATCAAGAAACTTTAGACAAAGCACTGAAGTTTAAACTTGAAGTAGACCAAGACATCAGAAACTTTGAGGGTATTACAGACGATGTAGTTGGCGCTTCCCTAGCCTTAACAGAAGGTCTTACTGCTGGTATAGTAGGAGAAGAAGTAGCTTCGTACATTAACTCTAAAATTACAGGAGTACCTTATCAAGCAACGCTGGATATGTACAGAAACTACGAGGAAAGTTTTGCGGAGGCTAACCCTCAACTTGATTTAACTTTGCGTGTTGCTGGCGGTGTTATGCCGTCTGCCCTGTTAGCAAAAACAGCAGGAGTTGGTAAAACATTTCTTGGTGGTTTTGCCAGACAGGGTGGTTTGACAAGTGCTGAAATAGGTACTTACACCTTCATGGAATCTGAGGGGTCTGCACAACAAAGAGCAGAAGCTGTTGCAGAGACTTTTCAGAATCCGTTAGTCATGGGTATTTCGTTAGCGGCTGGCGGTCTTGGGGGAGTAGCTGGTCGTTCTGTAGGTCGAATAGAAAAAGTACAAAAAGAACTAACAGAAGCTGCAACACAAGAAGCTCAACGAGTTAGAGCAATAGCTACAGGACGTGGAGAAACAGCAACCACAGACGTTATAAACGAAGTACAGCCTGTGATGGATCGTATTGCTCTTAATCACTACAACACAACAGGTGAGATGCTGTCTGGTCCTGCGTTGGGCTTGGCTTACCGACAAGCTGCTGAAGAAACAGGTGTAAACGTAGGTTCAATAATACGTAGTGAAATGACTAAAGGCGGTAAGCGTTCGTCTCTAGATTATCGTGGTCAAAACATTGATGATGTTAGGAACAGAGTTAGACTTAATGCAGGAAAAGCAGGGTTTACTCCTGAAGCTATTGCTGCTAGGAAAAGAAATTTTGTAAGTAATTTTTACGAGGACAAAATGCGTCCTCTTGTTAACGTTGCTAGAGAAAGAGTAGGTGACACCTTTGGTGGAAACATGCAAAGGCTCGCTACCAAAATGGCACAACAGCAACAGTCCTTTGAAGAAGTGTTTAACAGCAGACCTGTTATTGCTTTTGCTAGAGAACTTGAGAACGATTCAACAGGTGTACTTAAAAAGACTATTACAAACTTTTCTAACTCTAACCTAGCACCTGAGATAAGGCAACAACAGTTTGAGTTGTTTAAAGAAAGTATCAGTAAACGAGGTTTAGAAGGGTACGAAGCGTTGATGAAAATTCGTCGCGCGCAAGAGAACGACTATCGTACGTACGTGTGGCGTGGTTTGCCTGAAGATGATTTGTACATGCCTTCTCGTGCGTTAACGCCAGAAAAACCTAGTATTCGTATGCGTCGTGCGTTTTCTAAACGATCCGCAGATGAAAACTTAAAAGAGAGAAGTCGTGGTTATGTGAGTGCCGCCGAAGCTAAAGAGTTGTACGAAAATCCTCTTGTTGTTTTAAAAGATAAAATGACTAGGGATGCTGCAACCATTGAAATGCACCGTACTTTTGGTATCCAGAACGCAAGCAACAGACTAAAACAAAAAGCTACGATTACTGAACGTAACATTCAAGAAGAGTTAGCTGAAGGTAGGTATTCGTTCCAAGAACTAAAAGAAACGTTGAAGAAAGAAGGCGCGCAAGAACAGACAAGGGAAGTTGCTGATGAACTCCTTAGCAGTTTAATTGTCAACGGAAGTAAAGGCCCAGATACTTGGATAGCTAACGCTAGAAAGCTAGGGTACGTGGGGACTATTGGAAACCCGTACTCTGCGTTTTTAAACTTAGGCGATCTTAGTAATTCAGTCGTTAACTACGGAGCTAGTAACACCGCTGATGCTGTTGTTTCTTTTTTAACTAGAAGAGGACAAACAGTTAACACTGCAGATGTTGGTTTAGCAAAGCAAGCAACCGGAGAATTTCTAAGAGAAGGTGCTACTAAGTGGAACCGCAGATTTAACGACATGTCTGAAATTACGTTTAAAGCGTCTGGCTTTCAAGCAGCAGACATGGCTGGTAAAAAC